GGCTTCCGCAAGTTTTCGCAAAATGAAAATCGGGGGTGAGCAAGTATTTTAATAAAAACACTAACCATTGACGAACTGGTTCCCGCTGAATACAATCCACGCAAAGATTTAAAGCCAGGCGACCCCGAATATGAGAAACTAAAAAAGTCAATCATCGAATTTGACTACATCGACCCCATAATTTACAACCAACGGACGCGGCACATAATAGGCGGGCACCAGCGCTTAAAAATACTACGCGAACTGGGCAGAACAGAAGTTGCCGTGTCCGTAGTGGACCTACCGGAAAAGAAAGAAAAAGCGTTGAACATAGCTTTAAACAAAACAGGCGGCGAATGGGACGATTACAAGCTGACCAGCCTAATGCGCGAAATAAGCGACGGAACATTTGACATCGAATCAACCGGCTTTGATGCAGCCGAAGCCGAAATGATGGAGCAACTAGCTCCTATCGAAATTGACGACCTGCTAAACGAACTGGACGTATCCGAAGCGATTGAAGCTCCGATCTGGGCAACGGTACGAACCACCTCAGAAAATAAAGAAATATTAAAACAGGTGATGGCCCCGTTAAGAAAAAAAGGGATGCGGGTAGAATTCAGCTATGAGTAAACGTCGGTGGAAATCAAACGACAACTCCATGGAAAAACACAAAATCGCCCTGCGCACAAAATACTTGCCAGAAAACGCCAGGGTACTAGATTTATTCTGCGGCAAAGGCAAAATGTATCAAAGCGCGTACAAAGGCAAGGTTTTAGAGTATCGAGGGATAGACAAAGAAAAAATCCACGACCCCGAAATTTGCGTACTAGCAAACAACCAACTTTACGTTAAGCAAAACGATATATCCAGATACAACGTATTCGACCTTGACGACTACGGCGCACCATGGAAATTATTTTATCTAATCTGCCGCAAACAACTGCCACCCGAAATAACAGTATTCATAACCGACGGGCTTGTTGTTCGCTTGGCGATTGACAAGCGAATAACAAAAATCATTTCAGCAATCGAAAGAATCCCACCGGGAACGAACATTCCTGGAATAAATAGATTTTACACCGACATCTTCGGCACAATGCTAAAAGACATAGAAAAGCGTTATGGTTGGAAAACCGATAAAGCAGTTTACTTTTACAACAATCGCGCGTCAGTATGTTACTGGGCACTAAAGCTCAGGAACATAACCTAAACGGTAAAACAAGAAGCCCGCCAACAAAGGGATGCAGGGCTCACACAAATAAAATAACTCAAAAAATAAAATCAAAACCCTGCAAGCCACGCCACCAAAGGGATGCAGCCGCTCCGCCATTTGCCTTCCCACAAAAGGGACATACAAACATACGCAGACAAAAATACAAGCACCTCAAAAATGGTTTAAGGCGTTCAGATAATTCAAGCAATCGCAAGCAATCGCAAGCAAACGGGAGCAAGCAGTAGTAAGCAGTTGAAAAAACCTCCGAAATGTGATAAAATAAAGGAAAACGGAGGTTTTAAGCATGGCTATTATTTATGAACCAAAGGGTAGGGCAAGAGAATACGCGGCCCTCGCAGCCAACCTTTACGCTGGTTGCGAACACGGCTGTGAGTACTGTTACGCGCCTAAAGCGCTAAGAAGGCAAAAAGAGCAGTTTCACAGCGACCCGAAGCCCCGAAAAGACGTAATGTCAAACTTCGAGAAAGATTGCCGGAAGCTCAACGGGCAGGATTTACCTCCCGTACTGTTCAGCTTCACGACAGACCCATACCAGCCCTGCGACGAAATCCATAAGCTCACAAGGCGGGGCATAGAACTGCTTCACGAAAACGGCCTGGCCGTTGAAATACTCACCAAAGGCGGGATGCGGGCCACCCGGGACTTCGACCTTTTAACCGGCAAAGACGCATTCGCCACAACATTGACGTTTTTAAACGAAGCCGATTCCCTGAAATGGGAACCACGCGCAGCCACCCCGGGCGACCGGATAAAAGCGATGTGTGAAGCAAAGCAGAAAGGCGTCCGGGTGTGGGCTAGCCTTGAACCAGTGCTGGACCCGGAGCAGAGCCTGGAAATAATCAGCGTCACCCACAAGTTTGTTGACCTATTCAAAATCGGCAAGCTGAACCATCACGAACATGCCGAAAAAATTGACTGGTATAAATTTGGCTGGGATGCTAAAAACCTGCTTGAAAAACTGGGTTGCAATTACTATCTCAAGCATGACTTGAGGAAATGTATGCGACTGGAAAAATAGTAACATAAACCGCCGAAAGGCGGTTTTTACATGGAGTGATAAAAATGGCTGGAAGAAAGCCGAAACCGACAAACTTAAAACTTTTAATGGGCAATCCCGGCAAAAGACCGTTGCCGAAAAACGAACCGAAGCCGATACCCCTGGCGCCGAAGTGCCCTTCTTGGTTGCATAAAGACGCAAAAAAAGAATGGAAGCGGATCGCGCCACAGCTGGAGCGGCTGGGACTGCTCACCCGGATAGACATGGCGGCCCTTGCCGGGTATTGCGAAAGCTGGGCGCAATATAAAATCGCCACCGAATACCTGCATCAGATAGGCACGACGTACATTATTTGGGAGCGTGACGAAAACGGGAACTTGATGTACGACGAAAACGGACGAAAAATAATGAGGCACACCCAGCAATGGCCCCAGGTTAGCATAGCGAATAAAGCCCTCGCCAACGTGAGGGCCTTATGTTCCGAATTCGGCCTGACCCCATCCGCACGTGGCCGGATACAAGTCCCTGGCCTTGAAGACAAAGACGACATGGAGAGCCTGCTTTCGGGCTTGAAGTAAAATGTATTTCGATCAGGCCAAAGCCGACCGCGCTGTAAACTTTATAAAACAGTTGAAGCACACAAAAGGGAAGTGGCGCGGGGTCCCGTTTACGATACTGCCCTGGCAGGAACAAGCGCTAACCGACATCTTTGGCACCATGCGCGAAAGCGGATACCGGCAATACACAATGGCGTATTTGGAGATATGTAAAAAACAGGGAAAATCGGAAATCGCCGCCGGAGTTGGGCTTTATTGCCTAACCTCGGACGATGAATGGGCGGCAGAAGTTTACTCCTGCGCGGCAGACAGGCAACAGGCATCAATCGTTTTTGACGTGGCGGTTGATATGGTGGACCAGAATCCAACACTAAAAAAACACATCAAGCCAGTATTGTCGCAAAAAAGGCTAGTATATCTTCCCACCAGGTCGTTTTACCAGGTGTTGTCATCAGAAAGCTACAGCAAGCACGGATTCAACGTCCACGCGGTTATATTTGACGAACTACACGCTCAGCCGAACCGCGGACTGTTCGACATCATGACAGAAGGTTCAGGGGACGCGCGGACACAACCGCTATATTTTATAACCACAACAGCCGGAGATGACCCGGATCGTGCAAGCATTGGCTGGGAAATCCATGAAATGGCCGAAGGGGTACTGCTGGGCACAAAAAACGATCCGACATTTTACGCCGTATTATACGGCCTGGATCGGCAAAATAAACGAATCTGGACTGGCCGGCAATATGAAGCAGTAGACGAAAACTGGGAAGATGAACCGGCATGGCGGGAAGCCTGGAGCAGCGAAACGAACTGGAAGAAGGTCAATCCGTCACTCGGCCACACCGTGGACCTGGAAAAAGTCCACGACCAGTTTACCAGGGCGCAAGGTAACTACGCCCGGGAAAAGAATTTCCGCTGGCTAAGGCTCAATTGCTGGGAGCAACTCAAAACCACAGGCTGGATAGGACTGGACGCATGGGATCGATGCAGGGGCCGGGTTGACCTGGAACGACTCAGGGGGCGCCCTTGTTACGGCGGCCTGGACCTTTCCAGTAAAATAGACTTGACAGCCTACGTCCTGCTGTTCCCACCTGATGATATAAATAAAAAGTGGATTGTGCTTGCCCGGTTCTGGATACCCGAAGACAGAGTACAGGAACGCGTTGAAACAGATAAAGTTTGTTACGACAGATGGGTTAGTCAGGGGTACATCAAAACCACCCCCGGCAACGTAATCGACTACAACTTCATCGAAAAAGAAATCATCGACACAGCCTATCTTTACGACATAAGGCAGACAGGATTCGACCCCTGGAACGCCATGCAAACAGCCGTAAATTTAGGCAACGAAGGCTTAACCATGGTTGAGGTGCGGCAGGGCTTCAAAAGCATGTCGCCGCCCACAAAGGAAATAGAGCAGCTTGTACTGGGTAAAAAGATAATCCATGACGGGAACCCTGTACTGCGCTGGAATGTCGGAAACGTCCAGGTTAAAATGGACGAAAACGAAAATATAAGACCAGTAAAAGACAAAAGCACAGAACGAATTGACGGACTGGTAGCCACGGTAAACGCCATGGCCAGGGCCATGCTAAGCGTAGAAAAGCCATCAGTTTATGAGACGCGCGGACTGGCTTCCGTTTAGGGAGGAATAAAATGATAAAAAAATTAACCCGGCTAAAAATCCCCATAGACTTCAACGATTGCCTGATAATCGCGGGAACAGCATTATTCACCTGCGGTTTGTGGGGTTACGATCCCCGGGCGGCATTGATAACATTGGGCGCCTGGCTAATATTTCTCGGACGCCCCGAAGGTGGTGATTAATTGGGTATCTTGTCAAAAAAGCTCAACACAAGAACATTGTCGGTGTCGTCGCTGGCCAACCCGTCAGGCTGGCTTTTTAGCTGGCTGGGCGGGGCGAAAACCTCATCCGGAATATCGGTAACAAATTATACGGCCATGAATTACACGGCGCTATGGGCGTGTGTGCGAGTAATCTGCAAACCAATATCCGCGATGCCGATACACCTGTATAAACGGCTAGCCGGCGGCGGGAAGCAAAGAGCGATACGCCATCCCACATATCAATTAGTCAACTCCAGACCAAACCCGGAAATAATACCCCTAACATTTAAGGACGTATTGACAGCCCACGTCCTGACCTGGGGGAACGCTTACGCCGAAATCGAAAAGGATCGCGACGGGTATCCAGCCGCCTTGTGGCCATTGACGCCCAACAGGGTTACACCGGAAAGAAACAGGGTAACGAAAGAAATCCAGTATGTTGTCAACCTGCCGGACGGCGGGCAGACCATACTCAGAGCAGACCAGGTATTTCACATCGTTGGCCCCGGATTCGACGGCCTGAGAGGGTATTCGGTGTTGACAATGTTCCGGGAATCAATCGGCCTGGGCCTGTCTTTACAGGAATACGCCGCCAGGTTTTTCGGCAACGGCGCCATCCCCGGGGGGGTCCTGGAACACCCGCAAGCCTTGAAGCAATCGGCACGTGACAACCTGCGGGATTCCTGGGACGAAATGCACAAAGGTTTGGACAAGACACAGCGAATTGCGATCCTGGAAGAAGGCATGAAATACCAGCAAGTAGGAATATCGCCGGAAGATGCCCAGATGCTGGAAAGCAGGAAATTCAGCCAGCTTGAAATGGCGTCGATTTTCCAGATTCCTCCGCACAAAGTAGGAAACCTGGATAAAGCATCTTTCAGCAATATTGAGCACCAGGGACAGGAGTTTTTGACGGATACCTTACTTTACTGGCTGACCCTCTGGGAGCAGACAATCAGCTGGAAATTGTTAGGGCAGGAAGATCAGGCAAAATACTTCGCCGAATTCTTGACGGCAAATCTCCTGCGCGGCGACTTAAAAAGCAGGTATGAAGCCTACGCAATCGCCAGACAATGGGGGTGGTATTCTGCTGACGATATACGGGAAAAAGAAAACGAGAATCCGTTACCGGACGGTCAGGGCAAAACGTACCTGATACCGATGAACATGACGGTAGCCGGCCTGGCCGGGCACAGTACGGCATCAAATGGAGGTGAAAAAAGTGAAACGTGAACGACCGCCGGTACTATACCGGGAAATGACTTTTGAGAGAGCGGCCATAGACGAAAGCACCCGGATTGCTACCTTAAGTTTTTCCAGTGAAACAGTGGTTACCAGGAGCTCTTGGCTGTTTGGTCAATGGAATGAAGTTTTACGACACGAAAAGCAATCCGTAATACTTGACAGACTGAACTCCATCGGCGTCTTGCTTTACCAGCACAGCATGTACAGCCCAATCGGCGGGATTCAACGCGCCTGGCTAGATGAAAAGGAGCGTAAATGTTACGCCGAAGCGCGATTTGATACCGACAACGAAAGCGATAAAATATTCCAGAAAGTGCTAAGCGGTACACTGCGAGGGGTTTCTGTGGGCTACCGCGTCCTGGACGACGATTGGGAGGTTGTAAAAGAAGGAAAACGCTCAGAATGCGGCAGATTTGAAGGGCCTGTTGAAATAGCAAACCGCTGGACACCATATGAAGCCAGTATCGTATCCATCCCCGCTGATGCCGCTGTTGGCGTAGGGCGAATGGCCGGCATGGAAATAAACCATCAGGAAATGGAACGGCTTGTGGATGCAATTTCCGAAAGGATAATCAAAAATATACCATTTGAGATTCCCAAAGCGAAAGAACCAAAAGCCGCACCGAAAGAAGAAGAGCGCACCGGACCAGCGTCGAAGATTAAAACCCTTCGGCGGAAACTTGAATTATTTACCCTGTAAGCACCCTCGAATAGGGGGTGTTTTTATATTCGCAAAAAACTAAAACAGGAGGCCAAAGAAAATGCTGAAAAACATCAACGAAATGAAGCAAAAAAG